TTCGCATACTTGGAATCCGTGCCGGAAACCGTGCCGCCGAGATAGGCATAGAGTGCGTCGAGCTGTGCAACGGTCAGGTAGTCCCAAACCTCCATAGCATGGCGCGTGGTGTCAATGGTGTAGTTCCGAGCGGCAACGGCGAAATACGCCGTATCCTCGCCGGATGCAAGTGCCGTAACGCCCGCGATGAAGTCAACCTGACCCTGATCGCAAACGTGCGCCTGATTCTCTGCGTAGATTCGAGGCATGTTTTTATCCCCCTTACGCGATCTTGATGGAGCGAAGTACCGCAGCCGCGCGGGTTGCTTTGAGAGCGATTGCCGCGATCATTTCAACCGCGCCAGTCTGGACAGCTTCAACGCGCGTGAAGTCGGGCAGGTAGGTGTTCACGATGCCGTTGCCCTCGGGGGAAATGCCGTGAATGCCGTCCATGCCGAGACGAACCGCGAAGATGTCAGTTTCACCCGTTGCGCCGTTGGTCGCGATGACGGGGTTGGACGATCCGGCGCGATCACCGAGAGCCATGAGCAGGGACGGGCCCCACTGGAGCACTTCGGAACCGTAGTTCTCTTTGGTGCTGGTATTCTGTCCGGCGAGATCGAGCACAACCTGCATCGCGGCGAACATGTCGCTGTTCATGAGGTAGAGCGTCGGTGCGCCATCCATGACCGCGCGCATCTTGCGGAACTGGTACAGAAAAGCTTCCCAGTTGGTCTTGATGTTCGCGGCGCTGTCGAGCGCGATTGCGCCGGGATCAATCTCGGTGCTGGAGCCCGTGAGAATCTTATCCAGACCGTCAAACTGCGTACCAGCGCCGAGCGCGGAATCGCCGTTGATGAACATGTCGTGGAACATGGCCTTGGTTGCCTTGATCTTCTGATCCTGCTCGAACATGACGAGATCAACAACCTGTTCCTCGTTTGCACGAAGAGCGCGGTCGATCTGATACGAGCCGCCGAAGATTTTCAGGTTCGCCGTGATCTGCGTGGTCACCGCTTCCTGCGGGGTGTAGTCGGCGTTGATTGCGCGTGCCGCTGCCGTCGGGAGAGTGGTCACGCGGTTGTACACGTAGGCCAGAGACTTGCCCTGCGGCTTTACGGTGTTGTCGAACGGGAGTTTATCGAGAAGCGGCGATTGCCGGAATTCATCGATAACGGTCTGAACGAGCTTGCTCTGCGAGAGCTGCTGTGCGTTTGCCAGTGTGAGAGCCATTTAGGTTATCCTCCAAACATTTGTTTCTTTGCTTCGTCTCGTGCGGTAGCCTGATCGCCAGCTCCACCGCCCTGTTTGTCGCCCCATGCGCCTGTAGCCTTGCCGACGAGATACGGCTTTGCTTTCGTGAGCGCGTCGAGTGCTTCTTTGACACCGATCACATTGCCCTTGTCATCTACCTTGATCTTGCTCTTGTCCATGAGCGCAAGAGCCGCATCGGGATCAACAATTTTGAGTTCAACGGATGCTGTTTTGACTTCGGCGGCGATCAAACGATCATTCGCCATCTGGAGCACCTTGTTTACTTCGTCCTGCTTTTCGGGCGGCAATTGCGCCTTTTTTGCGTCCCGCGCTTTTTCGAAAAGCGTTGTCGCTTCGTCCTCGGTCAGGTTGTACTGTTCAGCCATTGACTTAATGACCTGCTTGGATGCACGATCCGCGCGACTTTCGGCCGCACCGAGAATCGTTTGAGCCAGCTTGTCATAGTCCAGTGGCGCAGCGCCCTGCTTCTGGTCGGCTGCCGGCGGGTCTGCTTTCGGAGTCGGGTCGACTTTGGGAGGTTCTGCACCACCATCGGCCGGCGGATCTGCTGCCGGAAGCACTGCCGGAAAATTAAACCCGTTCAGAATCAAGTTGAATAGTTTCATGGCACTCCGTTTCCGTTTTAAGCCCGTCGGCTTTTAATTCCGTTTTACGCTCGTCAGCGTTCCCGCGCATCTCACGGTTGGAAATTTCCCTGTATTCAGCATGCGTGATTGTCTTTCCGCAGAGAGTGCAAACCACGCCGCGACAGTCCCCTTGCCAGTTGTGCTTGCATTTTAACATAGTATGCCTCCTGATAAATATATCACCAATGACTAGTATAGTCAATATACCGCGATTCTGTCGTCTCGTAACGTCAATTTCTCTTTGAAAGCAAACGCTTTTAGTTCGCGCTCTGCGTCAAGTGCTCGTTTTCCTGCCGCTTTAGCCGCTGCTGCATCGTTTGACGCTTTCGCCATCATCTGTTCACGCTTGGCATAACGTACCTTGCGTTCAAGTCCGCGCTGCACTTGCGTGTTCTCGTAGCCATCCGCGTTTTCTTTTTTCGGTGGGAGTTCTCCACGCGTCACGGACAGCCCAGCTATAAAAATGTTCGGCGGTTTATGGTGGCAGTTGATGCCGCCAATTCCAGCCGGCTCACCGAACGTGGTTTGGTTGAGCGGATAAATCGTGATCTTGTTGTCGTTCAGGTCGGTTGTAAACCCGCTTCGGTTACTGGTCGAGCAAACTTTTCCTTGCCACGGATAGCAACCAGGGCGCGCGTTCGCGAGTATCGGCCACCAGATCAAATCGTTGCCATAGTCCGCGTTTCGAGCAAATGCGGCCTGTGTCGCGACGTTCCCGCAAGTCGTGCGGATGTTCATGTTCACATATGCGTCCGCGTTCCAGCGTTTGCCGGATTTGTCCACGAATCCAGTTATACCATCATCAGATAGCACCTTTAACGCCTGCCGCAGCGCGTCGCGCCTTGACGTTACTCCAACCGCAACCTCCGCTGTTTTCTGATTCAACAGTTGCAGCACTTTTGCGGTCTGCTCGCTGGACATTGACGCGTTGACCATCGACACGGTTCCAGCCACAACTTTCTGATACGACGCAACCGCGTTATTGAGCATGGTCGTGTTCACGAGGTTCATCATGTCACGTGCCTGCTGCTGATACGCCTGCAAAACCGCAACCACTCGCGGAGACATGACCGGATATGCTGCATCCGCAAGATACCCCGCTTTTACTGCCGCCGCAAAACTCGGCTCAAGATAATCCAGCGATGCAAGTGCGGCCTGTTCAATCGCCGCTTCTGTAATAGCTGTCGCGTTCGGCATCATCTTCAAGATCGTTTCAACGTTCTGCTTGTTCAACGCTCCGACTTCTGCAAGCCTGGATAATTGCCAATCCGCGCCGCCGATCTTCGGGTCAGTCACGTCGAAATGTGACGCAATGTTTGCCATGATCGTGTCGGTCAAATCCATGTAGATTTTCGCGACAGGATCAGCAAAAACATCCGTGTCAGGACGCGGAACGGCTTTAGATGCTGCCATCGTCCGTCACATCCTCGTCTGGCTGTTCAGTACCTTCATCCGCAACCGGTAATCCAAACGCCGCCATGCTTGCCTTGCCATCTTCTGTGATTTCGGCAAGAATCTTGTCTGCTTCTTCTTCGGTGCAATGCTCTATCTCCATGATTGCGCGTTTCTTTGAGCGCAACCCAGCGCCCACAAGCATCACGTTTTCGTTGATGATGGTGTTGGTATCTTCAAGGATTGAATCGTCGAAGTCGATTGACACGCCCATTTCCGGATTATCAACGCCCGTATCAAGAAACTGAATGCGCCGCGCCATTTCCGTGAGCGCGGTGGTCAACATGGAGATATTCTTCTTGCGGTTGCGGTATAGGTCGGATTCTGTGCTGATGACTTCGGTTGCGGTTCTTACTACGCCGCCGTCAAACTTGTAATACCCCGTACCAAGTCCAACCTTCTTTGAAAACATGTCGAGCGACTTCTGCAGCCCCATGTCATGCGCTTCTGCTCTGATTTCCAAATTCACTTCATGGATTTCAGGCGGTTTGTCGCTATCGTCCTGGTAGATATAAAACGACGTATCGTTGGGATCAAACAGCGCTTCGGTCTTGCCGTCCGCTTGCATCTTGATCGTTGCAAGGCTCTGCGGAATCATGAGGCGTTTCCTGCCGAGCTCATACTCATTCACATAGCTGTCATAGATCGTATCAAGCGCGCGTAACTGCGATATGGCATTTCCGTAGATCGACACACCAAGCGGACAGTCAAGATCAACGTTGTTCACGATGGCAGGCCGGATCAACTGGAACAGCGGCTCAATCGATCCAGTGTCAATGATCGCCTGAACGCTCGTTTTGCCGTCAAGCGAGATCATGCCGGATTCGTCCA